TAATGTTGGAACTCAAGGAGGTTCTACATTTGCTAATGCCAATACTGAAGGTTTTATCCAACAATACACTCCACAAAACCCACTATTTGGGATAAAACAAAATGGGGATAAATCTACTCTATTTGATATAAAAAGAAATAGCCCTTTACCACAATCTTTTGATAAAACTAATCTAGATCTAGAGAACCCATTACTAAATGGAGGTCCAATAAAAGTATTAGTTCAAGGAGGTACTAATATTTTAAATATTAAAGCAGGATTTAATCAACCATATTTGCCTTCAAAACCATTATATGATGGTGGAGATACTAAATTGAGTGATTTACAAAATTCAAGTCCATTATCACAAACATTTGCTGATACTGGTTTAGATTTGATTGAAAATAATCCTATTATAGTGGGACCACAAGGTGGAACTACTGAAAAAAATCTTAAAAAAGGGTATACTCAAACATTTACTCCATTTAAAACATATTTAAATAATTTAAATCTTGATGATAGTTCATATAATACACTTTTTGGTACCTCTTTTATTTACGGATAATATAAAATACAATGGCAATATATAAAATTTTCCCTTCTAAAGACGCTACCTTATATACAGAGTATCCAACCATGAATACTGGATTGGATGAGATACTAGAAGCCTCCACTTATATTAAAAACGGGGATGATCAAGTTAGCCGCTACTTAATACAATTCACTGACAATGACATAAATAGTATTATTAATAATAGAATTAGTGGTGCTAGTTTTAAAACATACCTTAAAAATTATAAAGCAATAATCACAGGTTTAAATCTAGATACAACTCTAGAAATTTACCCAGTATCAGGGAGTTGGGGAATGGGAACAGGTCGTTTTGAAAATTCTCCTATCACAACCAATGGTACAAGTTGGACTTGGAGAGATTTTGAAGGAGGAAATCAATGGACCACATCAAGTTTTTCTCCTTATGTTACTGCTTCATTTTCTGGAACTACAGGAGGAGGAACATGGTACACAGGTTCATCTTTAGGACTAAATATAGCCCATACTCAGTCTTTTTCTTATAGTGATCCCCTTGATTTAAATGTTGATATTACCAACACAGTACTAAACTGGTATAGTGGTTCAATTATAAATAATGGATTTATAGTAAAACAATACAGTACAAGTGAGTTTAGCCAAAATGATGCTAACACCACTTTTATGAAATTCTTTTCTATTGACACTCATACTATCTATCCTCCATATTTGGAATTTAGATGGAATGATTATACATTCAATACAGGTTCTTCCTCCAGTACTATAACTACAACCTCAAACATTTTACTATCATTAGACTCAAATATTGGAACATATTATTCAGGTAGTATACAAAAATTTAGACTAAATGTAGCCCAAAAATACCCACCTAGAACTTATTCTACTTCATCAGGCTATACTGTAAATTATTATCTACCTCAAGGTTCTACATATGCTGTAAAAGATACTAAAACAAACGAATACATTATTGACTTTGATAATACCTATACCCGCATTAGTGCTGACTCAACAGGTAATCATTTTACCTTATATATGGATGGATTTGAACCAGAACGTTACTATACCGTACTTATCAAAACCACAATTGATGGCTCAACTCTAATACATGATCAAGACCTAACGTTTAAAGTAGTGAATGGATGAGTAAGTTAAACCTAAATAGACAGGTATTTGATAAAAATAAATTCAAAAATACAGTTGACACTTCTTTTAGTCAATTAAAAGAACCAGCTGCAACTCAAGTCATCCCAAGTTTGGGAAACATAAATGAGTTTTTTACATTATACTCCGAGTTGTTTTTCCAAATACCAAAATTTGGTCCTACTAACTCACATGAATTTTTAGTTAAAGAAAGTGGTAATTATATAAACGTCCAACAAAATAATGAAGAAATTCAAGCTCTACTACAAGAAATAACATCATTAAGAGAAGAAAATCTTCAATTACTACAGACTAATATAAACCTAACAACCCAAATAGCATCATCATTAAATGGCTAATTTTACTGTAACAGACATAGACCCAACATTTATAACTCAAGGTGGGTTTGAGTTAGCTGACCAAACTATTATTCCTAGTTTTGAGGTTGAAGGTCTATTCACCCCAGGTCAAGATACTATTGAGTTGTATATTTATGACTTGAACAAAACTCTAGTATCATCTGAGTATAATTTTAGAGATTGGTCTATAGTTCAAGACCCAAGTATTACAGATAAAGATAAAGCCTCAACCATTGAACTTAATCCTGGCCAAGACATCCAAAACGCTGGATTTGATATTGGTGATTATTACTCAATATATAATTTCATACGTAGAGAATTTAATTCCTCTATTAACAATACATTTTACATTTCTGATATATCAGGAGACCGCACTGAATTAAGATTAAAATCCAATTTCATAGCCCCTGAAACTATAATCTCAGAATATCCTACTGTATTGGAGCGTTTGAATAACCCTCAATATTTTGATGAATTTTATATTGGGTTTGGAAATAACGAATATGAAATTGTAACCAATATAGAACTAGACGGGACAGGAGAAAATACTTCTGTTCTAATCAAGTTATATGAACCATTACCATCTCAATATAGTGTCAAAGATACAGTATATGTTATTTCAAAATCAGCTGAAAGTAAAGCATACCAAGTTGTATTTGAGGATGACTTTATATTAAGTGACGATTTAATCAAAATTAAAGGTCCTAACACTAACCTGGATTTTAAAGACAAAATTAATAACTCCTCAGATTACCAATCTGTATCAAGCCTATTAAATGTTAGTGCTACCTCTTCTCTAGACCAATTATTAAGCATATTAGAGGAACAGTCCACTGAACTAAATATAGACTATACTGATTTTTCAAACTTTACACATTTTTCCTCTATCCAAACTCGTATAGAGAATTTTTATTATAAAGTTGGCCAAATCCAATCGTTTGAAAATGACTTAAATACATTATCATCTGTATCACAGTCTCAACAATTAACTACAAACACAAACTTACTTAAAGGTAAGATATCTGATATTATTAAAAATTTTGATGGTTATGAATACTTCTTATATTATGAATCTAGTTCCTATGCTTACCCTAAATCTGGAACATTACCTCCTTACACTCTACTGCCTACAGGTAGTACTACAGTTTTAACTTGGTTAGGTAGTGCTAATCCAGCAAGCCCATATTTTGGAGGACAAATTTATTCAGCCTCTTTATATGATGAGGGTAACCAGAGTAATCTATACTATACAGTACCTGAATATTTAAGGGAAAATCCTTCAAACGCTCAATATCTAACATTTGTGGAGATGGTTAGTCAACTGTTTGACTATCTATGGACCTATGCTAAATATTCAACCCAAAAGCTTCAAGCCACCAATAACATGAATTTAGGTATTCCTCCTGAAATGGTGGAGGATGCTCTAAACTCATTTGGTTTTACCACATACGGAAACAATTATAATAGCCAAGACAACTATACAGCTTGGACAGGTCTAAACCCATCTTTAGGTTATGCCCCTCCAACAGGTAGTGAACTCATAACTAACTATATAGCAGCCAACTTAACCTCATCTTTGGTTAATTCTTGGAATCCATACGGTCAATTATCAACTCTAACCTCTCAAAGTTATGTTTATCCGACAGACGATATAAGTAAAGAAATATACAAACGTTTATATCATAACCTACCTCAACTAGTTAAATCCAAAGGTACTTTAGCTGGTCTAAGAATGTTAATAAACATATTTGGTGTTCCTGACACTGTCTTAAAGATACGAGAGTTTGGAGGAAAAGATAAAATTAACACCAATAACTGGGATGCTTTTTATCGCCGGTATAATTATGCCTATAAAACATTTACCTCATCCTCAGCCTTATTTCCATGGATGCCTTTGTATAAAAATTACATAGAGAGTTCTCAATATATAGTACCTGATACTATTGAGTTTAGGTTTAAAACTGAAGGTATTCCAACCACAACACCATTTACCCAATCTTTACTGGTTAAAAAATCTAACAGTTCAGGTACTTCAACTAACTTTGATTTTGGTGTTTTCCTATACTATACAGGTTCATTAACATCAGGTTCATACTCAGGTTCAATCCCAAATGAGTACAGCCAGTATGGTAATTTAAGATTTTACATTTCAGGTTCATCAACCCAAGGTGGTACCATAACCTCACCTGACATTACATTACCATTTTTTGATGGTGACTGGTGGAGTGTTATGTTTAGAAGAAACCAACATATATCAGCCAGTGATTCTTCTTCACTTACCTCTTATACTTTATACGCCAAAAATAAACTATATGAAGGTTATGATGGAGACCAATTAGGTTGGAGTGATTTAGTTACTGTAGTAACACCTTCCTCTGGTTCAGGTTCTCAATACGGAGTATCTCAATATGGTTCTTCCTCATACGGTTCAGTAGTAATTGTATCTGGTTCTTATAATCAAGCCTGGAACTCATTTGGAACATCCTCTGTTGACGGAGTATATTTAGGTGGATTCATATCAGGTTCTACAATCGGTAACTTAACATTAAATACAGCCCGTAACTTGTTTTCAGGTTCATTCCAGGAATTTAGATATTATGGTTTACCATTAAGTGAGGCAGCATTCAACAATTACGTTATGGATCCTGAATCTATTAAAGGTATGGCTCTACAAGGGGTTTCAAGTTCATTTGATATACTAAACTTTAGAGCTCCCCTAGGTAATGAACTCGAGTCTATATTTGCCTCAACCCAAACCACCTTCCATTCAAGCTCATTTACCTCAGTACATCCTGCAATACTAGGAAATGCCCCATCATTAATTACGGCCTCATTCATAATCCCAAATACAGGAGTTACCTCCTCTACATACCAAATCTTATTCTATGGCAATAGTATAACTGGAGGATATAGTGAACCAAACAGAGAAATTGTATATCAAGATAATCCTGCTATAGGTATAAGAGGAGAAGTGGACGATAAAATCCAAATCCTATCTAATCAAGCCTACGGTACAGTATTATCTAACCAAATTAGTATCCAGCAAAACTATATACCATCTCAAAGTTATAGTCCAGATGTTAATATGTTAGAGGTTGGTTTTTCACCTCAAAACGAGGTTAATGATGACATTACCCAACAATTAGGAATGTTTAATATAGGAGAGCTTATTGGTGATCCAAGACAGCGCTTCAATACAGACAGAAACTATGCTCAACTAGATGAGTTAAGAGATGATTACTTTAAAAAGTATGGTCAACCATATAACATATGGGATTATGTTAGGTTAATTAAGTACTTTGATAACTCATTATTCAAAACACTAAAAGACTTTGTACCTGCCCGTACCAAAATGGCCACAGGTATTATCATCAAACCTACATTACTGGAGAGACAAAGAACCACTCCAATTCAAACCTCATATGAGGAACAAATCTATACTGGTTCTATTCAAATGTATTCATTTACAGGATCTTCAGCAGGTTCAATGCCTGACTTGAAAGGCCAAATCTCAGGATCAGGACCAGGATTTAATATAGTACCTATTACTCAAAGTTGGGCTTATGTAAATCCTTCAGTATTAGGACCAGTCAATGCCCTCCAGTCAACTCAAGATGAATTTTACAATGGTGAGTTTTCAGGATCCTCTATTCAAGCAGCCCGCCAAGTATTAAATCCTGACTGTCAGGTAATTTTGGAAGGAAGCACTCTTGAGATAAATTATAATGTTACTTTATATGAATTTGATCCTACAGTGTCTGGCTCCTCATATAATTGGACAGTTGGAGAATTTTTAACTCATGCTAATCCAAACCAAGGAGAGATATATTTATGGTATGACTCAGGTAGTACACTAGTAAATATAAGTTCAGGAGGTAGTTTAGTTCCACAAGGTGGAGGTATCGGGGGTTTTAATAATCAATCTGCTTAATATAATAATATGCCTATAACAACTATAACATCAGGGATAAAATATATCAAGATAAGCAAGACTGATCTTGCTGGGGCTAATAGAAACAGTGACCTAAACTCACTTCAAAAATTACGCCTAAAATACAATGACATTGGTGTGATTGAATATGATATTATAAACATATCTGAATTCTCAGACCATTATCTATACTCAGTATTTGCCAATAACAATGTATCTGCCACTGATAACGAGATTTTAAATTACAATTTTTCTGCAGCCCAAGTACAACCTATATCTTTTCTTAATTCCTTCTCCTTATCTCCTTATGGTGATATTATTATACATTGGAAACCTGCAAATATATCTAATCCTTTAGGATATTTTCAAACCTATGCTCAAGGCTCTCCTTTTGGAGGAGGAGCCTACACAGTAGGTAAAGCTGCTAATACCGGAACATTTATATTTGCTACATATACTGTAGGATTTCTTAACCCAGGTGATTTTGCTTTTCTTTTATTAGTATCTAGTGTAAGAGGTATCCTTAATTCATTGACAATAACCTCAGGTAATCTTTCAGGAACTATTTCATTCACTTTACCTAATTTATATGATAATGAGATCATCCGTGTAGAATTATCCCCATCAGCAGGAGGATCAGGAATTTTAACTAATGCAAGTTTTAATATTGTACCACTTACTGGAGCCCAATCAGTATCACCTACTTTAACAATACTGGAACCAATCTTACCCCCAAACTTTTATAACAGTTCTTGTAACGCTATTATAAACAATGCCACTGAAAATAGATTTAGTTTAGATCATTTAAAGGTAGATTATCCTTATGCTAGTATAACTGCTCAAAACACTCAAGCCATTATTAATGGTTCTGCTGTTAGAGCCCAAGTACAAGACTCAAACTACACTAGTTTAAGACATATTAACCCAAGGTATAACGGAAGCCGTTTAATCGGAGCCCAACTAAATGAATACACTTCAGGAGATATCTCTTATGGTAAAACTGCTGTTATAGAACAAAACCAAAAATATTTTGGATATTTTGACTGGGTAGGTGCTTTTGAACCTGAATTAAAAGGAGCTACAGCCGCTCATGTTATCTATCTTATTGATGCTCAAGGTAATGCCATTCCAACCCGTGAAGATTTTGATAAAGGTAGGTACTATGATCTAGTATACAACTTTGAAAGGGATAAAAATGCCTTAATAAGCCTTAAAGTTCCTGAAGAAGTACCCTCACTTAAAACCATGAATGGTTTAAAACGAGTACTATACTCAGGGGCTGATATTACCCCTATTGTACATACTGATGGAGGGGTGAATTATGGGACAGCAAATATTCCTATTAGTACAATCTCAGCGAAATTTAATATAGCTGGATTTGCATCACCAACATATCAAGGTTTTATGACTGTTGGTCTAAAAAATTTAAGAGATAATTCAGTTTTAGTTGAAACTGCATTTGGACCAAGTAGTGGTGTGATAGGTAAAACTGTAACATACCAAGGAACATTACAAGTAGGCGATAAAATTCAACCATTTATAAATGTTGAATCTTCATGGTATAATGATCTAAATGGTGGTCAAAATAATTCAACAAATTTCTATGTAAGACTACCTAAAGGTACTCCCTCAGGACAACAAACATTTATTTGGCATCAATACAATGGACTTAATCTTAGTTTTATTGACCCATATAATGGGTGGACTGGGGGTTCAAGTGGATCATATTTAGTAAGATATGATTACATTACAGATCTTAATACTACTTATGGAGCACCTTTTCTTACTTTTACTGAACCTACTTCTAATATAATACGTGATGTTTTATATCCATTCTGGACTTCTACTGGTTCTAATTATATTGAATCATCTGGAAATTCGTCTTTTACCTCTCCTAATATTAATTTAGCTACTATAAATCGTTTTAATACTCTTTTTAGTTCATCATTTTCTATGCTTCAAACATCTCCAAACCGAGACCAAACAGGATATGATGAAGTCACAACTCCATTTACTATTGAAACTGGAGACCAATTTAGATTTGGATATGATGAAAATAATGTGTATACTGTAGTAAGCCAGTCTTTTTCATTTCCCGGATTAGGACTTATATCAAACCGTATATTCTTTGACCGAGACATATCAACATCAGGACTAACAACATTTGAATTAAATAGTTTCCTAATACGAAGAGTGATTCCTGACCCTGCTTTGATTATATTTGAATATACCAAACCCCAAGGAATAGGAGCAGATGGATTTATTTATCCTGCAGCCATACCTGATGAACTTGAAAACAATATAGACAAAGTTCAAGAAAAACTTAAAAGAGACAATGTCATATAATACATATAATAAAACAATAATATAACTATGGGATATTTATCAAATCAAACAGTAACAGTAGATGCTATCTTGACAACTAAAGGTAGAGAGTTACTAGCTCGGAACGATGGTTCTTTTCGTATCACTCAATTTTCATTAGCAGATGATGAAGTGGACTACACTTTATACAATCCAAACCACCCATCAGGATCTGCTTATTATGGAGAAGCTATTCAAAACATGCCTTTACTTGAGGCGTTTCCTCAAGAAACACAAATGTTAAAATACAAACTAGCCACTCTACCAAGGGGTACAGCTAAACTACCTGTAATTGACCTTGGATACACTTCCATTGTTATTAAACAAGGTGCTTCACTCTCTATTACTCCTCAAACCTTAAATTATACAGGCGGTAATAACTTTGAATCATCTGGTTATACAGCCATTATTTCAGATGTTAGATTATTTAACACATTCAATGGGGTTGGGGTTGATACAGAGGCAGCCAATGCCCTTAATGTCACTCAAACTATTGGTACTAACATCTCTAAAACAGTGGTAGGTACTACCATTAACTTAAGAGCAACCACAGTAAATACTTTATTTTCAACTAATACAACTCTGTATGCTACTCTAACTGTAATAGGTAGAGATAGTGGTGCCCGTTTAACCATTCCAGTTCAAGTAACTAAAATTTCTTAAAATAGAATACTATGTCATTTAAAAGATTAGACTCAGATGATTTTGTTATAAGCAGTGATGCTATCTCCTCAACAGCATGGAGTACAGAATCCCCCACTTTAACAACATTTTTTACCTCATCTACCCAGGAAGCTGGCTCAACAGGAGATTATTACTTGAATGTTTATCAGACAGGTTCAACCCTTAATAACGCTGCTATTCAGTTTGCCATAACCTATGGTAATAAAAACGGTAGTGGTAGTGCTTTATATAATCCAGCAGTACCTAAAAATTCTCCAACTAAAACTATTTTTGGTCAATATCAAAACTTAGTTATAGGAGATGAAAATACAGACTTTTCATTTGGTGGAACCACCTCAAATGATTTTTGGGTTTTATCTATTGACAGAGCAAGATATAAAGAAAAATTATTCTTAGGTTCATTTACCCTTCTATTATCTGGAAGTGGTGGAGTATTGTCTTTAACTGAAAATTCATCTACTACAACCACTCAAACATTCAATGAGGCGGGAAGAGTATTCCAAATTGTATCTGGTTCAGTAGGTACTGTTCATACAGGTGTTAATTCATCAGGATACAGTCCATCAAAAGGATCTTATGGTTTTTTCTTACCTGACATTGGTACTATCTTATTACACCCAACAGCCATCAGTGAATCAATCCAGTTAGTTCCATCTTACTCAGTTAACTCAGACGGTTTAAATAACCGTGGATTATTTAATTCAATTAATGGAGTAACAGCTCGTTCATTCCGTTTAAATAGTGAAGAAACTATTACCTCTGATTTTGTGTTCATTCGCCCAAGAAGTTCAGAATATAATTATTCAACGAACCCAAGCTACATATCGGGCTCAACAGGTGAAGTCATATATCCGTTATTCATTAATGCCCCTCAAACATTTATTACAGCTGTGGGATTATATAACGATAACAATGAGTTATTGGCTGTGGCCAAATTATCAAGACCATTGTTGAAAGACTTCACAAAAGAAGCACTAATCAGATGTAAACTAGACTTTTAATGAGTGCCTATAAGCAGTTCACTACTCAAGATGTAATAGTATCCCCTTTTAAAGTAAGCAAAGGTTTTACTTTTAAGGGGAGACTAGAGCTTTCCGGTAGTGCTTCTGACCCTATAGGTATTGAAACATATAGGGCTATATCATCTAGCGCTCTATTTGACCCGAATTCCGCAGGTACCACTGGTACTTCAACAGGCCAACAATACTCTGCGTTACTATATGACTCTATAAAACACCTGTATTATTCCAACTTTTTAAGCTCAAGTTTTGGAGATACAGGTTCATTGGCCCAATTAGTTCCTGGTGTAGACTCTGAAGGTGATAGATTAATAGGTCCATATTTAAGTCCAACAAGAGAAAACTATCCTCAAACCAACATAACCTATCCAAGACTATTTAACCAAATACCAACAGACAGGTTTTTTGTATTATCTGTGCCTTCAAGACTATATGGTGAATATATAGTACCAAATTCCTTTAATTATAAAGTATCTATCCCAAAACCACCACCAACCAATTTAGCTAATCCTCCAGCAGGAACTTATACTTTAAATGATGATGGAGAAGGTAATATACTATTAAATGCAGCCGCTAGTGGTATTAGTATAACTAATGAAATTGTAGGAAATATATTTTATGAACATGGTATAGTTACAATGTTGACTGCCTCATTATCTTCTCCTACTTTATATAATAGAGTTATTTTTGGGTTAAACACAGCAACAAATGTGACCTGTTCTTTTTCATCATCCATAACTCTATATGAAACTCAATATCGAGTAAATATAAGAGAAAACGAGTTTAATTTTTCATTAAATCCATCTCTATTATCTGGTTCAGAGGGAGCCATATATAATTTTGCAACAGGTTCTGATTTTACTCCATACCTTACAAGTATTGGAATGTATGATGATAGTCAAAACTTATTGGCTGTAGCTAAATTATCCCAACCCTTTAAAATAGACAGTACAACAGACATAAATATACTAATAAACTTAGACAGATAAACATGTGGTTATATAAAGGAAAACAAATTAACTGTGTAGAGGATTTTGGTCAACCAACTCCATACGGTTTCATATACATTACAATCCATACACCTACAGGTGTAGCATATGTTGGTAAAAAAGCCCTCCAACATAAGGTTAAAAAGAAACTAACCAAAAAAGAACTAACTGAACAATCTGGACCAGGAAGAAAACCAACATTCAGACATGTATTTAAAGAATCAGACTGGAAAACATATTATGGTTCAGAGGTCTCTATTAAAGCCTCCATTAAAGAAGGGAGGCAAAACGAGTTCACCCGTGAAATACTTCAGCTGGTTTATGATAAGAAACTCTTAACATATTATGAATGTAAATATATGTTTGCCTTTGGTGTATTAGAGAATCCAAAAAAATTTTTAAATAGTAACATTTTAGGAAAATTCTTCACCATAGACTTTATGGTACGATAAAGTTTGGTTACCCAAATTTTTATCTTTATATTATGACATATGGTAAATGAATTACTAGTAAATATATTCAATTCAGTCCTTTCACACGGTAAACCCACATCGCGAGGGAATTACTCATACCATTGCCCCTTTTGTAATCACCATAAACCTAAATTTGAGATATGTTTTGATCAAAACTCAACACATTTTCAAAAATATGCTTGTTGGGTGTGCGGAAAAAAAGGTACTAAACTAACTAAGTTATCTAAGGAACTAAATGTACCAAAACATATTTATGAGGAAATATCTTCTCTTTTACCTAAAACAAAACAAATTCAAGAGGAGACAACTTATAAAGCAGTAACATTACCTAAAGAATATTTCCCATTATATAAACATTCCTCATCTATCATATATCGTCACGCCATGGTTTATCTACGGAAACGAGGCGTTACTCTACAAGACATTATAAAATATGATATAGGTTATTGCGAGACAGGACAATACGCTAATTCCATTGTTATTCCATCTTATGATGAAAAAGGAAATCTAAACTACTTTACCTCCAGGTCATTTAATGATTCTAAACTTAAATATAAAAACCCAAACACATCAAGAGATATTATACCGTTTGAGTTTTTTATAAACTGGGATCAACCTATAATCTTATGTGAGGGACCATTTGATGCTTTAGCTATTAAACGAAATGCTATACCATTGTTAGGGAAAAATATTCAACCTAAATTAATGTCTAAGTTAGTGGAATCTAAGGTTCAAAAGATTTATATAGCCTTAGATAAAGATGCTATAAAAAAATCACTGGAGTTCTGTGAAACACTTTTAAATGAAGGTAAACAAGTATTTTTAATCAACCTAGAAGAAAAAGATCCAAGTGAAATAGGATTTATCCAGTTCACTCATCTTCTACATAACGCCAAACCAATAACATTTTCTAAATTATTAGAGAAAAAAATGCAATTACTATGAGTAAATTTAAAAAATCATATAAACGTTTACTGGAGATTTCTGATGACCATAAACAAATTACCTTACCGGACTCCAGGTATTACAAGAGAAATGGACAGTATTATCCTTCCATCACATATGTTTTACAATACTATCCTAAAGGAAAACATTTTGAGGATTGGCTTAAAAAAGTAGGTTATGCCTCTGAACATATTGTCAAACATGCTGGAGAAGAAGGTACTCAAGTCCACAATTTAATAGAAAAATATCTTAATGGCGATACACTAAACTTTTTAAATGAAAAAGGTACCCCAAAATATTCCTCGGAAGTATGGCGGATGTTTTTACGTTTTGTTGAGTTTTGGGAAACTTATAATCCTACACTCATTGAAGCTGAAGTACATTTATTTTCTGATGAAATTAAAGTAGCAGGTACTTGTGATATGGTGTGTGAAATTGAAGGTAAGAGATGGTTAATAGACTTTAAAACTTCAAACCATCTTCATCTAACATATGATCTTCAAACCGCAATATATAAAAAATGTTATGAGGAATGTTTTGGTATGAATGTTGATAATTATGGAGTTTTATGGTTGAAATCTTCTAAACGTAGATTTAATAAAGAAAAAATGCAAGGTAAGGGTTGGGAGATAGTACAATCAGATCGCTCATATGAGGAAAATCTAGATATATTTAAGACAGTTAAAAAATTATTTGACCTAGAAAACCCAACCCCAGAACCATTATTTATATCATTCCCAACTGAGGTAAAGCGAAGTTTGGCTCCTTAATATTTTTTTATTATCTTTACATAGGTATTAAGTTAAATAATACATATAACCAAATGTATGATCAAATTAATAGACCTATTAAAAGAAATACAATCCAAACCTAAAGCCTTGCTTTTAGCAGGTGCTCCTGGTGCAGGAAAAGGGTCTATATTAGATGATTTGAATTTAAGTGGCTTAAAAGTACTTAACGTTGATGATACAATTATAGCATTATCTAAACAAATAGGTTTTAGTTTAGACCAAAAACAAACCGATGCTGAAAATAGAAGTAAGTATTCTCAAGCTATGGCTCAAGCTACCCAAAAGCTAAAAAAAGAGCAAATTCCAACCACCATTTCAAACCGTGAATCTTTTATTTTAGATGGTACATCAGCCTCTATTAAACAAACCTCTGAACTCAAATCTGAACTAGAAAAAGCAGGTTATGATGTTATGATGTTATATGTTTATACTGATTTAGAGACATCTCTAATACGTAACCAAGAACGTTTTGATAAATCTAAAGGACAAGATCGAAGTTTAAATCCAAATATAGTTTTAAGAACCTGGAATGAAATTACTAAAAATTTCAACATATATAAACAAATGTTTGGGGATAATTTTATATCAGTGTCTAATGCAGGTAAATCTGAAACATTAAAGGATATAGAAGACATATTACAAACATATGTTGATCCTTTCCGTCCTGTTGATTCCAAGCCTAAAACAGACAAAGAGTTAGCTAAAGCTAAAGAACAAGAACAAAAATTGAAATCTGAAATTCAAGACATACTAATGTCTAGCCAACTACAAAATATCATCAATTCCTCAATATCTAAAGAGGAAGCACAGTCTAAAATTCAATCCTTTCTAAGTAGATGAATCCTATATCACAATATCTAGTAAATGAAATATTAAAAGATAATACAACCTTAATATATGGAGGTGGGTTTAAATTCCCCACTAGAGGTCATCTAGAGGTAGTTAAACAATCTTTAGAACAACATCCCCAATTTAACAAATATATCATTTTTGTTGGTTCTGGTGAAAGAGATGGAATAACTCAACAGCAGTCTGTTGATATATGGAACATATATAAAAAATATTTTCCATTCAATATAGAAATTATTTCTGTACCATCTCCTGTTAAAGCAATATTTGACTATTCAAAAGAAAATCCTCAGGAAAATATTATATGGGTTATAGGTGGGAGACAAGATAATGAAGATGATATGAAGGATTTCATAAACCGAACTAAAACAGTAGAAAAATATCCTAATATTACCGCCTCACAAGTCATCACTCCATTATCCAATATTAGTGGAACTAAAGCAAGACAAGCTTTAAAAACAGGAGATAAATCCGAGGTTATATCTTATCTTCCATCTAATATTTCAGATGAAGATATTGAACAAATTATAGATATTTTAATGTCTCCCCAACAATTAAATGAAATTAAAGAATTTGATAGAATAGAATATTATACGTCTTTTGTATCCAATGTTGTACCATCAGATTTTAATGTTTTTAGAGATGGAGACAAAATTATAGTGGATAATATCTTAGACAATACCCAAGAAAATGTTGCCCCTAACCACACTGGTAAATCAGCTCCATATGGTTCAGGTTATAAAGAACTAAATGAAAATGCCTCATATTCCAAAGATATAGACTATAAGTCCTATATTAAAGAATTGACCAACTATATGATTGAAGATGGATGGAATATCTTACCATTACCTAAAATAATTTTCAAACATGGAGATAAAGAAAATGCTAAAAATTTTCTAGGCAAAACCGCTTACTATGATCCTAATACTCAAACTATAGTTTTATATACTGAGGGGAGACATCCAAAAGATATTCTACGATCATTTTCTCATGAAATGGTTCACCATATGCAAAATATTGAAGATCGTTTAGGTAATATCACAACTACAAACACTCAAGAAGATGATCATTTAAATGATATTGAGGCTGAAGCTAATCTAAAAGGTACAATGACATTCAGAAATTGGACTGACAATTTAAATGAATCTTTATACTTAGATATTCCTAAATTTAATCAACCAAAAACAATACAACAATATCTTGTTGAAAATATAAATGAAATTTCTTTATCTAAAGAAAATGCAGCGGATATAAATGGAGATTTAACTGGAGGAACATTTACTGTGGGTGATATAACATATGAATATAGTATAAAAAATATATCTAATCCTTATAAAGATTTAGGAACATTCTATAATATTCAATTTACTCCTCGAGGGGAGGTAACCTCAACCCCAAAGGGTGGAAAAGAAAATTATATAAAAATACTGTCTACTATGTATAAAATTATAGTGGATTTTATAGAAAAAGAAAAACCAACATATATTGGTATATCTTCATTAGACAATACTGGGGATAAAAATTATCATACAGTCTATAATAGACTTACAGATAATAATCTTAAATTAATCCCTGGATATTTTAGAAAAGATTCTAATCTTCAATTTGATTCACCTCAAGGTAAAGGAAGATTTATAGTTTTACAAAGAAAAAATAATACTAATGAATCTAAATCTAAAGAATATTTAAAAGAATATAAACAGTATGTTTTAAATGAACTATTTGAAAAAGATTTACCCATTATAGATAAAGTATCCAAAAACTTATATATAGTGAGTAATGGAGATGATATAGAGGCCAAATATGACATTAAATTAGAAATCCCTGAAAGAGATATATGGTCTATGAATTGGTTTTTCACACCAGATAATAAAAATAAAACCCCAGAAGCTTGGAAACAAGTCACTGCTACTTCATTTAAAGTATTAGAGGACTGGTTAAAAACAAATAATCCCAAAGCAATCTATATATCAGGTAATACAGGAGCTAAAACTAAATTATACAAAATGTATGTTGATAAACTTCAAACATTACTAAATAATAGATATAAAATTGATAATAGTGATGAAGACAGGATAGTATTACGCTCCATTGAAGAAGTACATCAATCTGGTATTAAAAAACGTATGGAAACTTTAAATGAGTCTTATGAACAAGCCTTATCTTACTGGCAAAATGGTGATATAAATTCTAAAAGTAAAATAGAACGTCGGAATAGTATCAAAAAGAAAATAGAAAGACAAGTTATCCAAGAAATATATCAAACAAAAAAACCAAATATTTCTAAATCCTCTAAAAAAGATCCATTTGGTATAAACCAATATGCCCGTGAGTTGGCTCAAGGTTTAGAAGAACAAAAACAAGACTATATCATATATTGTGATTTGGACGGTGTTTTAGCCGATTTTGATAAAAGATTTAGAGAATTAGCTAAAATGAGTCCTGACCAATATGAAGAAAAATATGGTATTGAAAAATTTTGGAATTTCATAGACAATGAAATAGGAGTAAGATTTTGGGTGGGTATCCCTTGGATGCAAGATGGTAAACAACTATGGGAATATATTAAAAAATATAAACCAACCCTACTATCAGCCCCATCTCGAAATAATGAATCTAGACTAGGTAAAAGATTATGGGTTAAAAAACATATTCCTGGCACTAAATTAGTTTTAGCCTCCAGAGTAAATAAACAAGACTATGCTAAACCAAATGCTATTTTAATAGATGATCGACCTGATACTATTATAGAATGGGAAAATAAAGGTGGAGTAGGTATTTTACATAAATCTGCTGAAGAAACTATACAGAAACTAAAAGGTTTAGGTCTTTAATACATACATATGATTGAACTAAATTTTACTTAAATGATACTACTACAAGCAGAATCGTTAGGTGTTTTTGAAACATTATCCCAATATGGAGCATTAGGTGTAATTACATTAGGTCTAGGCTCAGCATTGTGGTTTATGTTGAAGCGCCAACTACAATCAGAGGATATCCTTAAAAAACAAGTGGATGATCTTCAAAAAGAAATGACTGAGTATATTAGAGGTGACCAGCAACACCTAAAAACAAGTATTGATAACAATACAGAGGCACTTCGAGACTTAAAAGATCTTATCTTAGAGGAATCAACCCCAAAGCGTACTACAACTCGATCACGAACTACAACCCGTAAAAAATGAAAATAGGTAAAGGTACAGCAATGCTAGGTATCCTAGGTGGAGGCCTAGCTTTAGTTTTAGGTCAACTAGGTACTGTTGGACAAAAACATCACAAAACTGTAGAAACAGCAGTTGAATTAGTTAAGGAAAATACAGAGATCAAGCATACCAATGATACTCTAGTTGCAACAACAAAACAACTTAAACAAGTAATTAAACAGAAAGATGAACAAATTCACCAACTTGACTCAATTGTTGAAGAAGCAACTTCAACACCTGCCCCTACTCGTAAGCGTGATGATGATGACGATCTTGGGGATGGCAAAAAATTCACTATCGGCGCAATATCCGATAACTAAGGTAATACGCAAAGACACTGTAGTTATAATGTTGAAATCTCAGGCTGATGAGATTAACAGGGTGTTTACTGCTCAGAGAGAGAAAATAGAACAAACCACTGAAACTACAATTGTATTAAATACCAATATTGACAGTCTATATAACTGGTTAAGTGTGGCTGCAAAATACAATGGATTGCTTTATTACCACCCTACAGATTCAACATTACAATTGGTTGATTTGAGATACCACACTTGGTATGTTAAGCGTAATGGCTCTATTCATCTAAAATCAGTACCATACCGCAATAGACCACAGTGGGAACAAGATTGGCATGATAACCCAGAAGAAATGTATATGCCTACTCCGTTCAATCTGTTTGATAACATAAGAAAAAAATATATATTAAATATACAAGTTGTACCTAAATTATAAACCTCAGTTATGGCGGAAAGTATTTTAAATAAACAGTTCAAGGAAAAAGATATAGCTCGATTAAGAAACCTAATCACCAAAAAATATGGGGATAAAACAGGTATTCAAGTAGGCTATAGTAAAGTCGCACAATACCATGAAGAAGGAGATGTATGGGAAGAAAACGGGAAAAAATGGACTATTACAAATGGTATAAAACAAAATATAACTAAGTTAGATAAAGCTAAAAAAGCACATCTAACTCCCTTATTTTGTCCTTCATGTAATAATTTAATGAAAAAACGTTTTGATAAAGATTATTACAACATACATAAAAAATGTTTTGATTGTGTTATAGACTTTGAAACTGAATTAAAAAGAATAGGAGCATGGGAAGAATACCATAAAAATATCCACAATTCAGATATTGAACATTTCATAATTGATTTTAAGGATTGGGTTGAAGAGCAAGTTAATGATTCAAATAGTTCATTTATAACAGAACAAGGTGACGTTGAAAGTTGGGGTGGGGGTTCAAATAAAAAAGTTATAGAGAACTTAGAAGAAACCATTAACTATTTAAATTCATTAAAAAAATGACAACTGGAATTATTACTGTAATTGTAGCCTTTATTACCGCTGTTATAGGCCCTATAGCCCTAGAATGGGTTAAAAATCGTCTACATAAAAAAGATAAAAAACCCTCTGAATTAACTGCCGCCATTGAATTTAATGAACGGATAGATAACCAGCTAGATATTATAATGGATGAACTTGAGTGTGACCGAGTTTGGTTAGCCCAATTCCATAATGGAGGACATTTTTACCCTACAGGCCGTTCAATACAAAAATTCTCTATTTTTTATGAAAAAGTATCCTCAGAAACTCCATCAATCCAAAATACATTCCAAAATATCCCAGTATCATTATTTTCTAAAATTATATCCAAACTTCATAAAGATGGAGAGATAGCCTTGATAAACTATCCTGAGGATGATGAATTTGGACTTCAAAATATGGTTAAAGAATATGAGGTTAAATCATGGTACACTTGGGCTTTGCATGATTTAGATGATAAATTTATAGGAGTATTATCTATTTCATTTACTAAAAAACCTCACAAATTCACAAAAGATGAATGGATATTTATTCGTCAAAAAATAGGTGTTATAGGTTCACTATTATCTAGTTATCTATATTACCAAACTGAAAAAAGATCATAACATATATATAATAAAATACAGATATGAAAAAACAAATATTAAGCGAAGAATTCAAACGTATGCAAAAAATTGCAGGTTTGGTTCAAGAATCAAAAATAGATGAAACAGGTATGTTTTCTGATCCTATAGGGTATGATAAAAATGCATCATCTCCAATATTAATGGCTAGAAATATACTGAAAGATGCAGGTTTACCCTCAGAAGAAATAGATAAATTTATTAGTGATAATATGTTTAAAAAAGGAAAAATACATGATCTAGCCAAAGAATATGTTGATTCTCTAATGATGAATGAAAACATTTCACGTATCTCTAAATCAGACTTCAAAAACATGATTAGGGAAATGGCTTTAGCTGAGGCCAAAAAAGATGAAAAAGAAGAAGAGGACGTTGAAATTGAAGACACTGAAACAGTAGATACTGAAGAAATGCCAACTGAAGAAACACCTCAAGGTAACCCAGATGATATCCTAGATTCTCTTAAAACTGCTTTGGATGGAGCCAAAACATTAGGTGATGAAAAACTTGTTGACCAAATTGGTAATACTATTACTTTCTATACTCGTGTCCATATCGTTGGACAAGAAACTGACATGAACTAAAAAAAATAAAAATTATGAATACACAAGAAATTTTTGACAAAATTGAATCTTTATTATTTGAAGCTAAATCTGAACATTCAAAACCATCTAAAGCTGCTCATGGTAGAGCTCGCAAAGCATTAGGTGAAATTAAAAAACTAGTAACTGAATATAAAAAAGCATCAGTTGCTGAAGATAAAAAATAAACATAAAAACAAAAACAAAATGGACAACTTTGATTTAAGAAAATATTTAGCTGAAGGTAAGCTATTGAAAGAAGAAATCTCTAAAATATTAAATGAAAATGAAGAAATAACTATAGAGTTATACACCGGTGCTGAATTGATAGGCCCAGCAAATAAAAAAGCTGAAGTTTTAAAGTTAAAAAAAGAAATTGAATCAGCTATGAAAAGTGCCTTTAAAGCAGCTAAGGGAATGGGAAGTGAATCACAAGCTATGGATGAAAGAGATGATACTTTATATGAATTTGAGGATGAATTAGAAAAAATAAATTATAGAATTGCATGAAAAAATCTGATAACCTAGAAGATCTTAAAACCATAACATCATAACATAAAAATAAAAAATCACATAATGGGTACATTATCAGGACAAAAATTTGACCAAACCAAATATAACCAGGTTAAATTTAACATGATTAAAAATGTTAAAGATTTAATCAAAAGATATGGTCCTGATGCTGAAAAAGTAATCCATGGTCGAGCCCTTAAAACCGCATTAAATTCAACAGAAATGAAAGAAAATAGAATCCGAGAAATAATCCATCAGGCTTTAAGTGAAAAAAAAGAATTTCCTGATTTAACTGGAGATGGTAAAGTAACTAAAGCCGATATCTTAAAAGGCAGAGGTGTTAAACTTAAAGAATACTCTGAAGAAGTAGATACTTTAGCTTTAACTTTTAAAGATCCTAACGAATTTGAAAGAGCTAAAGAACATTTTGAATCCAACTCAGATTTTTATCCATTTGAGATAAGTGACGAGTTTAAAACTTTTTACTTTCAGGTACAAGATCAAGCAGATGCTGATAGTACTGAATTCTATTTAAACCAAGAATTAGAAGGTGAAACTGGTTTGCAAGGATATTATTTTTCTATAGAAACATCTCCATTAAACTTAGATGAAGATCTAGACCTAGGTCATACAGATGATGAACCCCATATGTTAAAAGCTGACCTATATAAAATAGGAAAATACGCTATGGAATTATACCAAATGGTAGATAGATTTGAGGGTCAAGGTGAGGTAGATTTCCCACATTGGTGGCAGGCCAAAATTATCAAAGCAGCAAGTATGATGTCTTCAGCTAAACATTATCTTGAGTTTGAATTAAAAGAACCTCAAGTTGATGCTATGGTGGGTATTGCTTCTAGTGAAGAAGTAATTGATGATGCTCCAATAATGGAAGATGAAGTAGGCGAAATTGATAAATTAGCAGCTGATATTCAAAAAGCATCAAACAAAAATAAATCAGCTGAAGACCAAAACAACATCAAACAAGCTAGAAAAGCTATGAATGATGGTAATATTGAAGCTGCTAAAAAAATTTTAAAACCATATTTAGATGAAAAACTCACAGCAAAAACACCAATGAAAAAATATATTAAAGATTTTGCCAAGAGTGATGCTCCACAGTTTAAAGATAAATCAAAAGAAAAGAAACGCCAGATGGCTGTAGCTGCTAAATTAAGCGCTGAAAATCCAACTGAAGGATTAGCTGAAATTATCTTAAATAAACTAAAGAATAGATGACCGAACTAGAACTAAAAGAAAAAATCAAAACCTTAGTTAAGGTCATCAAAGGAGAAAAAAAGAAAGTTAATCTTATTTCTCAAGAATATGATGAATTAACTAAATTTCCTGAGCTTAAAAAAGTCATAGTAGACTTATTGACCTCAGATTTTGATAATTTCTTATCTTCTATAGATTGGGTAGCTCCAAAACCAACTACATTCCGTATAAATTTGAAAAATGATCAAGATTTTTATCTTGAATGGAATGGAAGAAGTTGGGTTGCAATTGTTTTGGGAAAACGATATTATTTATTAAATTTAGCTGAAGAACAACATGCAATTGAAGCTATAGCTAGAATATTAAGATACGGGCCTAAAGAATCTAAGGATGAGGAAACAACACCAGCAGATACATCAATTGAAGAACCACCAACAGAGGAAGAGGCACCTGAAGAAGAAATATAATGGACCCAATCACAAAGTTTCTACATAATATATCATATAAATTCCCAAAAGGATATCCTGACATCAATGATGAACAGGATATTTTATTGTTGGAAACTGAATTAAATAAAATAGGTTTTAGTTTGAACGAGAATAATTTTAAAACCCTTACTTTTTTTGATTTAAAGAAAAGAGGAGGATACAGATTTGCAGACCTAGCTAGAAAAATAGAAGAAAAATTACCTTTTAATCTAGTTGATGGAGAATCAACCCCTCTCCAATTTACCAACCCAGAACATTCTGATGTATTCCTATCCCAAGATGATAATGCTATCAAAAATTTATCATCAGGAAATGTAAACACCTTTCCCTTCTTTAAAGATGACACAGGAAAACAATATAGTATTTCTGATCTTTTAAAAGACTCTTATTTTGGTGGTAAAGGAAAAGGTTCAGGAACTGTTGTTGAAGATGCTAACCTGCAAATACTAAATAACCAAATTCTAAAATTAGTTGAGGAAAATGGAGGTCCTATTGATATTAAAGTAGGAAATAAAATTTATAAAGATATTATTAAAGCTGAATCTCAATCTGGGGTTCCTAAATCTGATTTTAACTTAATTGACAAAGACAATAAACCTGTAGTTTTTATATCTCATAAAAAAGCAGGAGGAAAAGGTCCCACTGCTAATGATTTTATAAGATGGAGTGGATATACAATGTATGCTGATCATCCTGAAGTTAAAAAATTCAATCAAGCTTTAGAAAAATGGGTTGAAGAAAATAATCCTGGTCAAGGTTTACCTAGAGCCTCAAGATTCATATCTCCTATAAAAGATGATGAATTAATACGAAAACTAATATATGGTCCTAAATATGGTGAAAATAATGGACCAGACAATGTTAATATCATATTACAAGGAAAAATAAAACTAGAATCTACCTCAGGTAATACATATGAATTAACAGCAGAACATGAACTTACCCCTCCAGAATTGCCTGGAGGTGATTACCAACCATATTTAACAGCAGCTTATAGAGGAGATAGAACAATGTTTGGCATCAAGAATAATGAAGCTATAGTGATGACTAAAGCAACAGCTTTTTCATCTTCAAATCTTTATGAATTACAAGGAGATAAATTTGAAAAAATAAAATAATATGTGTAAATGCGGATGTAATACTTGCGAAACAAAACCGATAACAATGATGCTTAATGAGGTCATCGCCCCACGCGCTATATTGTCTGAAGGGCTGAAATACCACCTTGATAACAAGAAACCCATAACAGAACAATTATACCGAGCTGGTTCTTCCGCTTATTTTAATTTATGGGCTGAAGCTAGAGCATTATACTCAAGAGGTATAATTGAAGTTTATGGTGATGATAAAGAAATACTAACTGAAACCCATCTAGGTGAATTTGGTATATTAGAGGATGGTACTAAAGTACCATTGGATTTTCCTATGTTAGAAGAAGATCTAGCTGAATCTAAAGAAAATAAACCTATTGGAAAACCAAAACGAGGTGGATCTAAAAAATTCTATGTTTATGTTAGAGATCCTAAAACTAAAAAAATTAAAAAAGTTTCATTTGGTGGAACTACTGGATTATCTGTAAAAATAAACGATCCTAAGGCTAGACAAGCATTTGCTAAACGTCATAATTGTGCTCAAAAGAAAGATAAAACAAAACCTTCATATTGGAGTTGTAGAATTGGTAGATATTGGAAACAACTAGGAGGAGATAAAAATTTTAGTGGATTTTGGTAATATGTTAAATTCAAATATACCAAGTTTTAAAGCATTAGTTCGTAAATCTTATTTTACTAAAAATAAAGAAGATAATAACGAATTTTATAATGTATATGTTTTTGGCATTCAATCTGTTTCTGGAGTTATATTAACATTTCATGTTATGACAGACACAGGAATGGTTCGTTCTAGGATTCCTATTTCAGAAATTTATACAAAAATACCAACAAATGATATTCCATTTAATTTTAAACAATTATGGGATTGTTTTAGTGAAAATGTAGCTGTCACTGAATTTGATTTTTTAGCACATCATAGAGCACAAATTGTTTTAAGAGATGGAACCAAAGTTTGGGGTACTTATATGTTTACTATAGACTGGTTTAATAATCCATATAGTGATGAACCTTCAGATTATAAATGTGGGCATATATTTGAATCAGATGAAGGATACTTAATGTGTATGCCTAATAATAGAATATTTTGGAAAGATTCAAATTGGGTAACTAAAAAATTACCTGAGGATCTAAAGCAATATAAAGTAGATACTGAATTACCTTCTGTAGAAAATCAGTCTGATAAATGGATAACAGAAGATGGGGATTCATTCTACTATGATATGAATAAAACATACATATAACAAAATGAAGGATTTAAGAAAAATACAAGAGTTTTTCTCTAAACCAACAGAGGATAAAATTGACACTATCACCATGGATATTCCTTTGTTTATTCGTTCTTTAGAATACGCCAGAGAAGATGCTAAAGACGATATGGATTTACATAATATGGCTGAAAAAGCAATCAAGGGTACTAAACAAAAAGGTATTTTATCTATGGTTGATTATGATGATTTAACCAAACAGAAAATAAAAGAAGTAATCCAACAAGTTATATCTGAAGAAAAAACAAAACGTGACCGTTGTCTTCGTATAGCAGACCGTAAATTTGATAAACCCTCTGCTTACAAGTCTGGAGCTGTGGTTAGATGTCGAAAAGGTAAAATTTGGAAAAATTTAAAAGAAGAAATATTATCTAATTTAACTACTATAGAACCATATAATGATCCTGATGATGAATATTCTCAAGATTTAGATAGTTATTTAAAAGATGATAACATTGACTGGAAAAAAGAATCTTATATAACATTACTTAATCCTAATCAAATCCAACCATCTGAATGGAATTCTTTATCAGATGATCCTAAAAATCCAACATCAATAAAATATTCAAAAATTGATCCTTCAAAATTCCCACCTATTTTAGCTCTTAAAACAGGGCCTAATTCATACAAAGCAATAGATGGGATACATAGAGTTTATGCTTTTAGACTAAATAACCATATGATACCTGCTATAGTAATTTCACCTAAACTAGAACAAGGATTAAGTACTGATGACACCCAAATGGTAAACTTTATGTTTAATAAATATAAAGATAGTAATATACCAACTCCAACCAAAATAAATAATTTACAAGAAATAGGAGATGCAGGTGCAAAAATATATCCATATTCTAAAATAAAAGATACAGGTTGGAAAATTGAGTATGGTTTTACAACTGATTTAGGAACAGAATATATTGTAAGATTTGAATATTTTGAAGAAATGGCTGATGTGGCATTTTTTACTAAAGAATCTTTAGAATTAGCTAGAAGGGGTGAAATACCTACAGTATTTTTATCATCTACTAACAAAGGTGAAATGTTTTCTGTAATGGCCACTATAACTCAAATTGTTAAAGAGTTTCTAGATGAAAATAAAACTATAACAACATTGGAAATATCTCCATCCAAAAAATCCATAGAGGATGATCGCCGATGGAAACTATATATGGCCTATATTAACAAACAATTAGACCCATCTAAATTTGAGGTAGATTCAACAAGTTCTAAAAATAATATTACAATTACTCGTAAGAATACTAATTCTGAGAATTTAGACCCTACATCATTTAAGGATGATAATAAATCATCCCCATATAGCTCAGGATACACTAAAATAAAAGAAGATATCTCATCTAAGATTAAAACATACAAAATCCCGTATAAAGAATTCAATATAGAAATAAAAGATAGAATTAAGGAATGGAAAAATGAATATGGAAATGATACTGCTTTAATAAATGAGATGGTGGCTAGAAATTTATTATACAAAATAGCCCAAGACTTATTTGGTGGTGTTGACGAAATTGATTTTGCTAATAAAGCGAAAAATCCAACTAATTACTTTCAAATGGTCATGTATCTAGGTAATATGATTTTATGGACATCACCTTTTATTTATGTTGATAATAATCATAAAGTTATAACTAGCAAAACTAAAATTAAAGTTTTAGATGAAGATTATGAAGATTTAGCTGTTTTAAAAGAAGATGAATCTCTAAATAAATGGTTCAAACGCCAAGGTCCCTCTGGTAAAGAAGGTGGTTGGGTTGATTGTAATACATGCAGAACTACAGATGGAAAAACCAAATGTAAAGCATGCGGTAGAAAAAAAGGAGAAAAACGTTCAAAATATCCTTCATGTCGTCCTACAGCAGCCAAATGTAAAGATAAAGGTAAAGGAAAAACATGGGGAAAAACAAAATAAAAAATATGTTGTATAAATTGGTTGTCGGCTTAACCTTAATATTTAAAACTATGAAAAAACTATTTAGCCGTACCTCTTTAATTATGCAAATCTTTCAAGACGACAAAGGAAATTACTCTAGTAACCGTTTTGTAGGTATTATGTGTGCATTATCTTTATGTGTAACAATGTACCACAACCAATTCACAACTGAGGAATTTGCTCCTTCCCCTATGTTAATCCAGTCAGTAGCTGCATTAGCATTTGGTGCATTAGGTTTAGGGGCTGCAACTCGTATCTTTAAAAAAGATAAAAATCAAGACCAACCTCAAGATTAAACCCAAAACTAAAAACTAGTTATGTCAAGACCATATAAGGACACATTCTCATCTGAAAACAGAATTATAAGGGAGTTTGGAGATGATATAGATCCTATTGAACTTATGTGGCATAGGGACCTTAAAAGTCGTATAATAACAGTACTGGAAGGACAAGATTGGTTCTTCCAACATGATAATTGTCTGCCTATTCGACTTGAAAAAGACACTCACATACTTATACAGGAACAAACATATCATCGTTTAATAAAAGGAAACGGGAAATTAATACTACAAATACAAGAACTATGAAAATGACTAAAGAAAAATTTAAAAAAGCCATCCGTGAAGAAATTATTGAAATGCTTTCTGGTGGAGATGATTCTATGACAGACCAAATTTATGCTCTAATAAGTAGAGCTAATATGTCAGATGACGCTAAAGAGGTAATGATGAAATGGATGGAACATACTGATAATCCTCAAGCTATCATTGATTATCTTGAAAACCAAGAAGGAATGATGACCGAAGAAACTCGTTCAGTAGGTCCTGTGGTTAAACCTGAAGGATTTGAAGTAGGAGATAAAGTAAAATATAAAGGAATGAATCATGAAATTACTCGTATAATTGATGATAGAATTTATATTAAAAATCTAAAATATGGTGGAAGACCTGATACTTGGGTTAAAGCAGTTGATTTAAAAAAATCAATGAAGGAAGCCACTATTGAAGTAAAACCTGAGGATCTAGATAAAGTAAAATCTAAAGCTAATCCTGAAGATACTATCAGAATAGTTAAAGAAATAGACGAGGATGAAATAGATAAAAAAGCTATAAAAAATGCTTCTTCTGGTAAAAAAGATTCAATCATATCAATGGCCAATCAGCTTGTTAAAGTAGCAATGGAGATGAAATCGCTAGCTAAAGAATACAAATCAGCCAAAGAAGATAAAGAAACTGAAAAAGAAAAAGAAATCTTATCTAAACTAAAAGAACTTACCGCTCAAAAGAGAAAACTTGAGGCTAAATTAAGCTAATAAAATATGCCTACTGACATAAAAGATATAATCCGGCAGGAATATGTTAAGTGCGCGGGTGACCCTGCTCACTTCATGCGAAAATATTGTTACATCCAAAACCCAACAAGAGGACGAGTTTTATTTAACTTATATCCTTTCCAAGATAAAGTTTTGAATTTATGGAAGGATAATCCCTATTCTGTAGTTTTAAAATCTCGTCAGTTAGGTATTTCAACATTAGTAGCAGGATATTCTTTATGGTTAATGTTATTCCATAAAGACAAAAATGTACTCTGTATAGCCACAAAACAGGAAACAGCCAAAAACATGGTTACCAAGGTAAAATTCATGTATGAAAATTTACCATCTTGGCTTAGAATCCCAGCAGATGAAAATAATAAATTAACACTACGTTTATCAAACGGTTCCCAAGTTAAAGCAGTCTCAGCCGCATCCGATTCCGGTAGATCAGAGGCTGTATCTATGTTAATAATAGATGAAGCTGCCTTTATTGAAGGTATTGATGAAATATGGGCCTCAGCACAACAAACCTTAGCCACTGGTGGAGGGGCAGTTGTATTATCTACTCCTTATGGTGTTGGTAATTGGTTCCATAAAACATGGGTAAGAGCAGAGTCACAAGAAAATGACTTTTTACCTATTAAACTACCTTGGTATGTACATCCAGAACGAAATGAGGCTTGGAGAAAACGTCAAGATGAACTTTTAGGAGATCCTAAACTAGCGGCCCAAGAATGTTTTAGTGGAGATACTATTATATATACTAAATACGGTCCTAAACAGATTAAAGATATAGAGATAGGAGATCTAGTTTTAAGCCACGACGGAACATATAATCCTGTCCTTAGAAAATTCAATCATACAGAAGATACCCCAGTAGAAATAAAAGGTGGGTTAAACAATATTCAAAAATATACTACACTAAACCATCCATTTCTGAACACAAATAATGAATGGGAGGAAATATCATCTATAATTAATACCCAAAATAAAGTTAAATACTTCCCTAAAATAAATGAATATGATAAACCTATAAAACAAATAGATTTAGGCGAGTATATTTCATCTAATTCCCCATCAAGTTTTCCATTAAAAAAAGATAATGATTATATATGGTTAACTAAAACAAGTAAAATTAACAGATATATTGATGTGGATTATGATCTGGGTTTCCTTATAGGATGTTTTCTATCAGAAGGATCTTTATCTAAAAATAAAGTAGAATTTTCTTTTAACGGGAAAACAGAAAGAAACGGATTTCCTGTTGAATTAGAAAGAATTTTATTAGAAAAATTTAATATAAATCGTTTCTCATATTATACTTCTAAAATATGGGAAGGTAGTAGTAAGCTTTATATTAAAGATCAAATTTTTCATAACTTTATAAAATTATGCATTCAGGGTGGGGAAAAATGTTATGAAAAACATATAAGTCAATTTTTATATTCTATATCAAATAAAGAAACATTAAGAGGAATAATGGATGGAGTATTGATAGGAGATGGACTTATCCAATCGAAATATAATATCCAGTTATTATTAACATCCAAATATCTAATTTATGATGTTTTGTATATCTCTAATATTTTAGGAATACATAATGTTACATTAAAACAAGGTAAAGCAAAAAATCCACGAAATAGTAAATGGAAACCAAATTATACTTTAACATGGACTAATAGTCAAATCGATTCAGATGAAAAAATATTTAGTAAAAGAATTCAAAACTGGAGTCGTATAAACACAACCGGAAAATCAAATTATAATTCTAGATTTGAATTTATTGATGAACCTTATGTAAGCCTAAAATTAGAACAAACTTACACTCCTATCCAAGTATTTAATATAGAAGTAGAAAATACTCATACCTACGTAACAGAATATGGTATCGTACATAATTGTGATTGCGACTTTAATACCTCAGGGGATATTGTATTCCACGCTGAATGGATAGACTTTTTATCCCAAACTACAATCCAAGAACCTATTGAACGTAGAGGAGCAGATAAAAACTTATGGATATGGGAACCCGCTGATTACTCAAGAGATTACATGGTAATGGCTGATGTAGCCAGGGGCGATGGTAAGGACTTTTCTGGATGTCATGTTGTAGATATCGAAAGCAATACTCAAGTAGCTGAATTTAGGGGACAATTACCACCAAAAGAATATGGTTATTTTCTAACAGGTTTAGCCACTGAATATAATAATGCTTTACTTATAGTTGAAAATTCAAATATCGGTTGGTCCACAATTGATGCTATCATTGAACGAGGATATAGAAATTTATATTATGCCCCTAAATCTGAGGCCCATACATATGAATCCTATTTTAATAAATATGAATCTTCTTCAAACACAGTACCTGGATTTAGTATGAATCTAAAAACACGTCCCCTTGTGGTCAATAAATTTAGAGAATATATTGGTGACAGATCTGTTATAATACGCTCTAAACGTTTGTTAGAGGAAATGAAAGTATTTATATGGAAAAATGGCCGCCCAGAAGCTCAAACAGGGTATAATGATGACCTTGTTATGTCTTTTGGTATAGGAATGTATTTAAGAGACACATCATTGAAATTTCAACAACAAAGTATAGATCTATCTAGAGCAGCCCTAAATAATATATCCAGTAATAAACATGGATATTCAGGTGCTTATTCAGGTAATAATAATCAAAACCCATTTAATATGAATGTAGGAGGAAGAGATGAAAGCATTCGTTGGCTTCTCTAAAATTTCTTATTATCATATATGACATACCTATAACATATGGCAGACAAAAGACTATTTCCTAGACTAAAAAAATTATTTTCTACAGACGTAGTCATACGGAATGTGGGTGGAAATCAACTCCACATAATGGATATAAATAAAATCCAACAATCTGGAGAACTTGAAACAAACTCATTAGTAGATAGATTTAATAGAATTTACACTAACCAGCCAACTTCAATATATGGGCAGCAATTTAACTTTAATTATCAAGTATTACGTCCAACATTATATTCTGAATATGATGCCATGGATACTGATGCCATTATAGCATCTGCTTTAGATATTATAGCTGATGAAAGTACATTAAAGAATGACTTTGGTGAAGTATTACAAATTAGAAGTTCAGATGAAAATATTCAAAAAATTCTATACAATCTGTTTTATGATGTATTGAATGTAGAGTTTAATTTATGGCCATGGATTCGTAACATGTGTAAATACGGAGATTTTTTCTTAAAACTAGAAATCTCTGAAAAATTTGGTGTATATAATGTTGTTCCATACACTGCGTTCCATATTGAAAGACAAGAAGGATTTGATAGAGAAAATCCATCATCAGTAAGATTTGTTTATACTCCTGAGGGGTTTTCAGCCAGTGGATATGGTTATTATAACCTGCCAGGTAGTGATGCTAACAAAAATCATATTGTATTTGACAACTATGAAGTAGCACACTTTAGGTTATTAACAGATATGAACTTTTTACCTTACGGTCGTTCCTATATTGAACCTGCTCGTAAATTATATAAACAATATGCGTTGATGGAGGATGCTATGTTAATTCATAGAATTGTACGCGCCCCGGAAAAACGTATTCATTACATGAATGTAGGTTCTATACCACCAAATGAAGTGGATACATTTATGGAAAAAACTATCTCTAAACTAAAACGAGTACCATATACTGACCCACAAACCGGAGATTATAATTTAAGGTTTAACATGCAAAACCTACTAGAAGATTATTACATTCCAGTTAGAGGAAATGACTCAGCCACCAAAATTGAAACTCTATCAGGACTACAATGGGATGGTATTCAAGACGTTAATTATTTAAGGGATAAATTATTTGCTGCCCTTAAAGTACCTAAAGCATTCATGGGGTATGATGAAAATCTTGAAGGTAAAGCTACATTAGCTGCCCAAGATGTTAGATTTGCCCGCACAATTGAACGTATTCAAAGAATTGTAGTATCTGAACTATATAAAATTGCTTTAATTCACCTATATGTTCAAGGATATAGGGATGAAAACTTAACCAATTTTGAACTTTCTTTAACTACACCTTCCATCATTTATGATCAAGAAAGGATAGCATTAATGAAAGAAAAAGTGGATTTAGCCGCTCAAATCATTGAGGCCAATATTTTCCCTTCCGACTGGGTTTATGAAAATATATTTCATGTTAGTGAGGATATGTACAGTGAATATAGAGATTTAATTGCCGAAGATGTTAAACGTAAATTCCGTTACGCTCAGATTGCATCAGAAGGTAATGATCCTATTGAAACAGGTAAATCTTATGGTACACCACATGATTTAGCCTCTTTATATGGTAAAGGAAAATATGATGAAAACGGTAATCTGAATGTCCCTGAAGGGTATGATGAAAAAAATCCTTTAGGCCGCCCAAAAGAAAAAGCTTCATTTATAAATACTCAAAATGATCCTATGGGAATGGATCGTCTTGGTTCTAAAAGAATGAAATCAAAAGATAAAGACAATAGTTTAAAACCTACATTTAATGGTAACTCTCCATTGGCTTTAGAAGATTTACAAAAGAAGTTCCCTGATAAAAAATTAATATTTGAAGAAGAACAACATGCAAAATCGTTGTTAGATGAAAAAAATATTAAAGAATAACTCTTTTGTATATACATATAATAAATAAGAAGATAAATGGGTAAAATAAAACACTCAAAATTTAAAAACCCAGCAATCATATTTGAATTGCTAGTTAAAAAAATTACCTCTGAGCTTCTATCTAATAAAGAATCTGAGGCGGTTGGTATATTGAGACGGAATTTCACTAACACAGAATTAGGAAAAGAGTACAGGTTATATGAGACTTTATTCAAGAATAAACATTTAAGTGAAGCCAGGGCTAATACTATTTTAGAAACTGTTTTAGACTCACATAAAAAACTTAACAAAACTCGTTTAAAAAAAGACAAGTATAATGTTATTAAAGAAATTAAGGAAAAATACAATATTGAAGATTTCTTTAAAACTCAACTCTCTATGTATAAAACATATGCCTCTTTATATGTTTTAACTGAGGCTTATTCTGATAATAACTTTATTAATCCTGATAAAATTATCCATAGTAAAATAACATTACTAGAACAACTCACTACTAAAAAAGTAAATGAGAATACTGTTAAAGAGGATGTAATGGATGAATTAACTAAATCAGATAAAGAAACAAGAATTCTTACTCAACATATTTTATTGGAGAAATTTAATGAAAAATATAAAAATCTTTCTTCAAATCAAAAACTTGTATTAAAGGAATTTATCAATAGTGTAGATAATAAACCTTACCTAAAAGAATTCTACAATGCCAAAGTTAATGAGATTCAATCCCACCTTAAATCCCATACTAGTAAAACAAAAGATCCAATTCTAAAAATTAAACTAGAAGAAGTATCTAAATATATTGTTGAACTGGATAAAAAAACTAAAATAAGTGATGACCATCTTGTAGACTTGATGCAATACTATAATTTAGTAGAAGAGTTAAACATATCTATAAACGATGGAAAAGCACAAATATAAATTAAATAAAAAAATTAAAGAAGTATCTACCACTGGTGGTAGTGCTACTTTTACCCCAGGAACTGGGGGTCAATACGCTACTCCATTTGCATTTAATAAAGATAAAAACGCTAAAGGTACCGCCCGCAATTATTACTATAAACTAGGTTTCAAACCTGTTCCTGATAAAATTAAGGGATCAGGCCTAGAGGTAAAAAAATTATATGAGCAAGAACCAACAGATGCCCAAAAATTTCAACAAACTAGGATTGAGGCTTTTGATTCAATAGAAAAAAGAATAAATGCTTTATTACCTATATTATCAAATGCAAAAAATCAAACGGTAGAATATTATAATGATAATCCAACATCATTTGGTATAGTATTTCCTACTGACCTAGTTCAAGAATTAATCACTGAAATTGAAAAAATCATTAAAGGAGAAGAATAATATGAAATCACTTCAAAACCAATACAACCTAATTAAAGAAGGAAAAGGTAACAAAGACGTTTTTGTTAAAAGCGCCAAAACTCAATTCCCTGACATCCCTAATTATTATGGATTTAATGAAACTGTAAATGAATTAAAATACAGAAACATCCTAAATGAAGGTATGCTAGGTATAGTCTCAGCTCAACCAACAGTACCTGATTGGTTTAAATTATTTAATGAATCCATAAATGAGGCTAAAGCTGAAGAAAAAAAACCAACTAAAGAAGTGGTTGACATGGAAACAAGAGGCTTTGACTATAAAGATAAGAAAAATATTGACAATGTTTACGGTGAGCAATTCCTAAAAGGATTCTACACTGAAATGCAAGATCCTAAAAACGAGGAAAAAACAGTAGAAGAATTAAAATCTATTGTAGCTAAAAACTTAGCCAAAGATCAACTCCATTATGTTAAAGATGGTCAATTTGGAATCAAAGGTGTAGGATATACTACAGAACATCCTGGATTAGGTACTCCAAAAGAGGCAAAAGGAAAATATAAATCAAGTGGGTATGGTAATTTAAATGAATCATTAAAAAATAAACAATACTATAAAAATATTGCTTATTTAGATAAAAGAGGATTAGCCAAAAAACAATTCTCAGATGAGGATATTCAAACAGCTAAAAAAATGCTATCTAATGGAGAGTTTAATTTAAATGAAGTCTCAACATTAGGACTCTCAGGTATTAAAAGCTTTGCTAAAAAATATAATTTATCTTTAAAGTCTAAAAAATCAGGAGGAAGAGTACCTTATGTTTTCTTAACTAAAGACGGAAAAGAATTTGGGCCATTTGACCCCACTACCACAACAAAAGATTCATTATTAAAAAAACTCCAACTAAATGAATCTTTAAATGAAAACACTCTAGTAGACATTGAAAACCAACTGTTAGATGCTAACATAGGAGATATGGCTTATGGAGGAGGATATGGACCGTTTGAAAAAGTAACACGTAATACATGGAAAAACGTTAAAGCAAACTCTCTTTCTAATTCAGAATCATTGGCTTCTTTTATAGGAGGATTTAATGATTTTAGAATTGAATCTTCAAGACCAATGAGTGAAAACCAAATCCGTAAAGCTATCCGTTTGATTATTAAAGAAGAATTGAATAAAATATGAAACATCTTCTGATAGAAACACAAACATTCCAACCAGTAAGTACTCTTTTGTTTGAGGGTAAAACCTCACCAAGAGGTAATCCCCTGGTAGAAGGTATTTTAGCCACCGCTGAAATTAAAAACGGTAACGGAAGATACTATCGTAGATCATTATGGGAAAGAGAAATGAACAAGTACGCTGAATCTGTTAAAGAAAACAGAGCATTAGGTGAACTAGACCACCCGGATTCCCAAATTATTAACCTAAAAAATGTATCTCACAATATTACTGATTTCTGGTGGGACGGAGATAATATCATAGGTAAAATAGAAATTCTACCAACTCCATCAGGCAACATATTAAAAGCATTAATTAGTAGTGGTATTAAAGTTGGAGTATCTTCTCGTGGAATGGGTAGTTTACAACCGATGGGAGAACTTCAAGAGGTACAGGATGATTTTGACTTACTATGCTTTGACTTTGTATCTACCCCATCAAATCCAGGCTCCTGGATGCATCCCATTAAAGAATCACTAAGTGAAAACAAACAAATCAGAACCCAATCAAACTTAGACAAAATAATTAAAGATATCCTTTGTTCCAAAGGAAATTGTCCTCTTTTTTAAACCAACACATTCTTTCAAAGTCTTGGCATATTTATAATAAAATATAGATATGCCAAAATTATGTCCCACATGTAAACAAATAAAAGAATTAACAGAATTTAATAAAAATAAATCTTGTAAAGATGGATACCAACGTGAATGCAGAGAATGTTGCCATAACCATCATAACAAACATTACCATACTAAAAAATCTCCTCGTCTAAATGAAAATCTAAAAGAAGGGTACAAAATATGTTCTAACTGTAAACAAGAATTATTATTATCAGAATTTAAACCTGGAAAAGGAAGATTTAATGTTAGTTCTACTTGTAAACCATGTTTTAATAAAAAATGGAATGAGTATCAACAAAAAACAAAACAACAACTGAAATATTTTAAACATAAAAAACAAACAGATCCTATATTTAAATTAAAATATTGTATTAGATTACGAGTTAACGAGATTTTAAAGAAAAATAATATAACTAAAAATCACTCAGGATTAAAATACTTAGGATGTGATATTAAAACTTACAAAGAACATATAGAAAAACAATTTACTCCTGAGATGAATTGGGATAATCATGGTGTATATTGGGAAATTGATCATATTAAACCCCTTGCTTTAATACAAAATAAAGAAGATTGTTTTAAATATTTCCATTACAAAAACACTCAACCCCTTACTATATCAGATAATAGAAAAAAAGGATCATCATATAATCTTTTCTAGGTATAACATATCTTTTTTACTAAAGTGCACCTTCTTTTAAAGAGAGTGCACTTTTTTTGACTTTGAATCCCCCCATACATACATATCCTAGACCAATATGCTATCCATTATATAGCATTTAATAAGTAATAATTTTTATTACGTTTCCCAATAAACGTATTTCCAAAAACAAATTTAATTATGGACAGAAAACTACTAAAAGAAGCTATTGCTGACGCAAAGGCGGTTAAAGAAACTGCTATTGCAAATGCCAAGGCTGCTTTGGAAGAGGCTTTCACTCCCCAACTTAAATCTATGTTTGCCGCTAAAATCCAGGAAATGGAAGATGGGGACAACATGGAAGAAGCTTACGACATGGATAACATGGATGAAGCCTATGACATGAATAACATGGATGATGAAATGGAGGAAGGAATGGATTATTCTGAAGACCTTGACGAAGTAGAACTTGATGAAGAAGAATTTAATTTAGATGAACTTCTAGCTGAACTTGAAGGTTTAGACGAGGAAGAATCAACTGAAGAGAATTTAAATGAGGCTGAAGGTGATGAAGAAGAATCTGAGGAAGAAGAAATGTCTGATGAAGACATGGAAGCTGAAACTTTAGATTTAGAAAACATGACTGATGAAGATCTTAAAAAATTCATTGAGGACGTTATTACAGACATGGTTCAAGCTGGTGAGTTAGAAGCCGGTGAGGGCATGGAAGAAGAGGAAGAAATGGAAAACGAAGAAGTTGACATTGATGAACTCTTAGCTGAAGCTAGTCATGACAAAAACATGAAAGAAAAAGCTAAAAAAGGCATGAAAGAAGAAAAAGATGAAATGAAAGAAGAACTAGAAGAAGCCTACGCTACTATCCAGAAACTTACTCAAGACATCAATGAAATTAATCTTCTGAATGCTAAGTTACTTTACACTAACAAGATTTTCAAAGCTAGTGCTTTAACAGAATCTCAAAAGGTGAAAGTATTGAGCTCTATGGACAAAGCAACCAATGTAAAAGAAGTAAAACTAGTTTATGAATCATTATCTGAGAATTTGAAGCCGAAAAAAGCTCCAATCAAAGAAAATTTAAACTTTGCTTCTAAATCCGCTGGTGTAGCTCCAAGAGTTGCTCAATCTAATCCTATTTTAGATCCTGCAATGGTAGCTAGATTTAAGAAAATCGCCGGAATTTAATTTTAATTTTTAAACAAACAAAACCCTAAAAGTATGTCACAATTACAATCTCTATTAGAGAGTGCTAATCAGCATAAAATCGTACAAAACGATGCTGAAAGATTAGCACGTAAGTGGGCCAAAACGGGCCTACTTGAAGGACTTGCCTCCGAAGCTGACAAAAACAACATGGCAATGATCCTTGAAAACCAAGCAAAACAGCTTCTAAATGAAACCTCACAAACTGGTGGTACTGCAACCTTTACCGCTGGAACTGGTGAACAATGGGCTGGTGTAGCTCTACCATTGGTAAGAAAGGTGTTCGGTCAAATTTCTTCTAAAGAATTTGTCTCTGTACAACCTATGAATCTACCTTCTGGTCTAGTATTCTACCTTGACTTCCAGTATGGTTCTAACAAAACTCCATTTAGTGCTGGTACTTCAATGTATGGTGATAGACCAGCAGCAAATAATCCATTTGGTAACACTAACACTGGTGGTTTATACGGAGCAGGTCGTTTTGGTTACTCAATCAACAACACCTCTTCAGTAACTGCTATCAATGCTACTGCATCTGCTAACTGGTTTACTGATTTCAATGCAGATGGAGCTTTTACTTCTTCATTCACTAGCTATTCAGTATATTCAATTCCTACCTCTTCTTTAGGAGCCAATTATGATGCTGAAGCTATTCGTAGTTTCTATATCTCAGGTTCAGGTAATGCTACTATCACTTCTGCTGATATTTTACCTGCATTCACTAAAATTGATGGTGGTAATTTAGAATTTGTAGCCCTTAGTGGTTTAGGTTCAGGTTCAGCTCTTAACGTAGCAACTGTATTCTTTACTCTACAACCAGTAGACAACAAGAGAGGTGACTTTGAAGAAGGTAACACTGATCTTAACTCAAATAACACTACAATTAGCATTCCTGAAATCAATGTTAAATTGCAATCAAGCGCTATTGTAGCTAAAACTAGAAAACTGAAAGCTGTTTGGACTCCTGAGTTTGCTCAAGATTTGAATGCTTATCATGCTCTAGATGCTGAAGCAGAACTTACCTCTGTTATGAGTGAGTACATTGCTCTTGAGATTGACCTTGAAATCTTAGATATGTTGATTGACTCAGCTGCCGCTGGTACTGAATACTGGACTGCTGAAAACAACAGAGCTCTAGGTAATTCTGGTTACACTAACTCTAACTTAGGTTATTATAACTCACAAGGTCAGTGGTTCCAAACTCTAGGAACTAAAATGCAGAAATTAAGCAACATTATCCACCAGAAAACTCTACGTGGAGGTGCTAATTTCATGATCTTGTCTCCAAGCGTAGCTACTGTTTTAGAATCAATCCCAGGATTTGCTTCTACTTCTGATGGTGATGCTGCAAAGTCCAAGTATGCATTTGGTGTTCAAAAATCAGGTCAGTTAAACAATCGCTATGATGTTTACAAGAATCCATATATGACTGAGAATGTGATCTTAATGGGTTACAGAGGTGGTCAGTTCCTGGAAGCAGGTGCTGTATTTGCCCCATACATCCCATTGATTATGACTCCATTGGTATATGACCCAGATACTTTCGTTCCAAGAAAAGGTCTGTTGACTAGATATGCCAAGAAAATGGTACGTCCGGAATTTTACGGAAAAATTTATGTTAGTGGTCTTAACACTATCTAAAAAACGTAAAACTGATAAAATAAAGAGAGGGAAGTTTGTTTACTTCCCTCTTTTTTTATATATTTATAATCAACGTTTAGACCATATAATTTTTTTAGCATGAAATGTAAAATATGTAATAATAAAATAACACTTAGATCTATGGCTATGCATTTAAAATGGAGTCATAATATAAAAACAGATGAATATGTTAAGTCATATGGAGAATTTAGACCCAAAAAATTAGATAAAATTGAAAAAAAAGAAAAATCTTTTATAAAATGTTTTGAATGTAATGAGGTTATCCTTGATTATAGAAATTTAATGTTTCATATAACTAAGAAACATAAAAATATAACCCAAGAAGAATATATAATAAAATATTATTTTAATAATACTTCTCCAACATGCAAATGCGGATGTGGGCAAAAAACCAAATTCCTAAGACATTCTGCAGATAAATGGTTTACAAATTACATAAAAGGACACTGGGATTGGGTAAAACCTGGATATAATTACCATTCAGAGGAAACTAAAAAGCAAATGAGGGTAAGTGCTATAAAAAGAATAGAAAATGAAAAAGGATTATATAAAGGTATTTCTAAATTAGAAAAAGAATTGGTTTTATTTATACGTGAATATACTGATAATATATCATTGAATAACAATGATATTTTAAGCGGAAAAGAAATAGACATATACTTACCTGATCTTAATTTAGCTATAGAATTTAACGGGACTTACTATCACTCAGATCTGTTTAAAAAAGATAAAAATTATCATTTAAATAAAACTAAAGAATGTAATAATAAAGGAATAGATTTAATTCATATATGGGATAGTGATTGGATTTATAAAAAAGATATAATTAAATCAATATTAAAAAATAAAATAAATACCACAGATAATAAAATCTATGCCCGAAATTGTATAATAAAAGAAGTATCAAGAAAAGAAAGTGTTTTATTTTTAGATAAAAATCATCTCCAAGGTTCTTCTATATCTAAATATAATATAGGATTATACTATAATGAAGAACTAGTATCATTAATGACTTTTAGTAAATTACGGAAAAATTTAAAACAAAATAATATTGAAGGACATTTTGAATTATTAAGATTTTGTAATAAGTTAAATACTAGTGTTATTGGAGGTGCATCTAAATTATTTAAATATTTTATCAACATATATAAACCAATTAGGATAATATCATATGCTAATAGAGATTGGAGTAATGGAAATTTATATGAAAAATTAGATATGACTCCATTACCTCCCACCACCCCAGGGTATAATTGGTATAAATCAAAAATTAAATATAATAGATTTACTTTTAGGAAAGATATATTAGTTAAACAAGGTGAAGATAAAAATTTAACAGAATATGAAATTATGTTAAATAGAGGATTTTATAAAGTATGGAACACAGGAAATTTAAAATTTGAATATTTAAACTAATAAACACCATATATATAATAAAACAATGGAAGTTACAGACAATCAATCCCTAAAACGTAAACCAAAAGGTCCAATTAAGTTTAACATTCAACTAAATAATGAACAAAAACAATCCAAAGATATTATCTTGGATAACCCAATTACAGTACTAAGGGGTCAAGCAGGTTCAGG